TGGCCTATGCCCAAAGGCTGTGTGAAATCGGCGAAACGCATGGTGTCAATACCATTTGCGTCGCTCTGCTCGGTGATCTGATTTCTGGCAACATTCATCTGCCCATCCGCCTTGAAAACCGAGGAAACGCTATTTCTCAGGTGGTCGGCGTATCAGAATTGATCGCCGCCTTCCTGCATCATCTTGCCAAGCATTTTGCTGAAGTCATCGTCACCGATGTTTCAGGCAATCACTCTCGTATGGAACAAAACCCGGATAATGCTATGCGCGCCGAGCGACTGGATGCGCTGATTCCGTGGTACTGCAAAGCCAAACTTGAAAAAGTGGAAAACGTCAAGTTCAGTCAGAACGATATTGATCCCACAATTTCTGCGCTTGAAATTTACGGTAAAACCTACGTTGCCGTGCACGGTGATTTTGATCCGGATCTTAAAACATCTGCGCTTCGCATCTCACAGTTAATCGGTAGAAAGATCGATTATTTCCTCGCTGGTCATATGCACGTGGCCGATATGCGCATGGAAGACGTCGGCTTTATTCGCAATGGCGCAGTTGTAACCGGCGGAGATGAGTACACCAGTAAAAAGCGTCTCTTTGGCCCAGCTGTTCAGGTCGCCTTGCTTCTGTCTGATCAAGGCGTGGAAGCCGTTTATCCGGTGCGCCTGTAAAGGAGGGGATTCAATGGGAATGCTTTCACCTAAGCATATTTTCAGCTTTTCTCAACTTCAATCCTTCAGTGAGTGCCCGTATGCCTTTTATCTTCAAAAGATCGAAAAGAATCCGGATATGGTTCAAAACGCTTTCGCTTCTCAGGGTACGCTTATTCACGATTTGCTCGATCTCTGGGCAAAAGGCAAGCTGACTAAATCTCAACTGCCGCTTGAATACACAAAGCGTTATCCTCTTGAAGTTGTAGAAAGCTGGCCGCGTATGCTGGCCGCAAAAGGCTATGCAGAAAAAGCGTATCGCATTGGGCTTGAATATCTCGAAAATTTCGACGAGTTCGCGGGTTTTAAAATCATTGCCACAGAAGAGCGCTTTCATATAGAAGTCGAAGGCAGGCCATTTGTTGGCGTCATGGACATGCTCGTTGAGGATGAGCAAACAAATGAACTCATTGTCGTCGACCATAAATCCAAGTCCATGTCTGCCTTTAAGAAGGCAGAAGACGAGATGTATAGGCAGCAATATCTGTATAGCAAACATGTGCTTGAAAAATACGGCAAGTATCCGGATCGCCTCATGTTTAATCTCTTCAAGGAAAATGGCGCCAAATTGGAGCGTCGGTTTGAGGAAAAAGATTACCTCGCTACGCTTCTTTGGGCTGGCGAGCAAATGCAGAAAATGGAAGAATACGATTTCGTAGATTGGCTCGTAACAAAAGAAGTACAGGAAGGAAAACCAGATTTCTTCTGTACTGAGCTTTGTTCTTGCCGCAAAATCTGTCCCAACGGTCAGATGCGATATACTCCTAAACGAAAATAAGTTCTTCATGGAGGTTCATCATGTCTCAGAATCTCTTATATTATCCCTATCATATCCATTCCAATTACTCCAATATGCTCACTCAGCCGGATAGCACCATGTCAATCATGGATTACGCCAAGGAGTTTAAGCGAAGAAAAGTGCCTGTGCTTTGTATTACCGAACACGGTAACCGTTCAAACGTCTGGGAACAGGCTGAAATTGCTGCGCAGATGAGCGATGATAGCTTCGCAATGAAGCCCATTGCCGGAGCAGAGGTATATTTTGTTCCTGATCGCAACCCTGAGCTAAAGGACAACCGTAATTTTCACTTAATTCTGCTCGCGAAAAACAATGATGGCTTACGTCAAATGAATGCCATTCTGTCAGAAGCCAATATTTCCGGTTTTTACGGCAGGGCGCGCGTTGATTTTGATCTGCTTTCCCGATTGGATTATCGCAATTTTCTTGTAACTACTGCTTGTGTCGGCGGCCCATTGTCAGACGAACAAGGTATTGCATACTGTCATCAGCTTCATGAAATATTCAGGGAAAATTTTTATCTGGAAGTACAGCATCATCCTCAGCAAATACAGGTACAGCATAATTTTAATGTGCTTAAAGCGTATAAGCAATACGGTTGGCCTCTGATTTATGGCACAGACAGCCATTATATCAAACATGAAGACGCTATTCTTCGTAAAGAATTGCTGCTTTCTTCAGGTATCAAGAATGGATATGAGGATGAATTTGATCTCTATCTTCCTACGCCGCAGGAAGCGTACGATTGTTTTACGAAACATCATGTGCTTTCTAAGGCTCAGATTGAAGAAGCGTTTGAAAATACGCTGCAGCTTGCGCAATTTGAAGGCGTGTCCTTTACAAAAGAGCGAAAGTTTCCGATTTCAAGGCCGGATTTGAGCTTACAGCAGCGCAATAAGCTCTATCAGCGCATGGTTTGCGATGGTTATATTGAGCGTGCAGGCATGCCATCTAAAGAAGAAGCGGCAGAGCTTCATGCTGAAATGAATACCATTATTGAAACAGGTTCTGCTGATTACTTTATCGGCTTGCACGATATGCTCAAAAAAGGCGTAGAGCTTGGCGGACAGCTTACAACAACCTCGCGCGGTTCAGCCTGTGGTTTCGCCACCAATTTTGCGCTTGGCTTTACGTCAATCAACAGGCTTAAAACGCCTGTCAAAATGTACCCGGAACGATTCATCAGCAAAGAAAAGCTGTTATCTGGCAGCATGCCGGATATTGACTCCAACATTGCCAACGTCGAAGCGTTTGAAGAAGCAGGCCGCCAAATCTTTGGTCAACACTCTTGCTATCCGATGGTTGCCTATGGTAAAACAAAATCGCTTTCTGCGTTTAAAATGCTTGCCAGAGCCAGAGAACTGGACTTTGAAACATCAAATGCCGTTTCAAAGCAAATTTCTGTATATGAACTTGATCGTAAACATGCCATCGAAAACAATCAGGACGATCCAGATTACGACGTCGATGACGATATCGACATCATGGATTATGTAGATAAGCAGTATGTTCCTCTGATTAAAGATAGCCGTCAGTATCAAAACATTATTACCTCTGTGTCGCCTCATCCATGCGCCCATCTGGTTTATCATAAGGATCTGCGTGAGGAAATTGGTGTCATCAGCTTAAAAGCTAAAACAGGAAATAAGGAACGTCAGCTTTGTTTGTTGATCGATGGGGCTACCGCTGATAATTATGGGTACGTAAAATCCGATCTTCTGAGAGTCGATGTTGTTAAAATCATCAACGAAACCTTTAAGTCCGTCGGTAAACCTGTTTTAACCGCAGACGAACTGGTTGAAGCTGTTAAAGACGATCCGAAAATATGGGATCTGTATGCCAAAGGCTTTACTATGGGCCTCAATCAATGTGAAAAGCCGAAAACAACCGAGCGTGTCATGCGTTTTAAACCAAAGAATACGGTAGAATTGGCTGCATTTATCGCTGCAATTCGCCCGGGTGCAAAATCGCTGGTCGATGGCTTTGTTGCTCGTCAGTTCCATAATTACAGCATTCCTGCTATGGATGAAATGCTGAAACTGCACGGTGCAACGGGGATCACTGGTGAGTCCTCGTTCCTCTTTTACGATGAACAGGTTATGACGCTTGCAAAATCCGCCGGTATTCCTCCTGCTGATGCAAATGCGCTGATTAAGGCGATTAAAAAGAAGAAACTGGATAAGGTTTCAGCCTATAAAGAGCGTTTTGTTCCGGGGTTTATTGCTTATCTGCAAACAGAGCAGGGGACAGAGGAGGAGCTTGCGCATAAAACGGCGAATGATGTATGGACAGTTATACTAAACAGCGCGAGCTATCTGTTTAATGCTTCCCACGCTTATGCTATGTGTCTGGATTCTCTTTACGGTGCATACCTTAAGCTGCATCATCCGTATGAGTTTTACGCTACCATGCTAAAACTCTATAGCGAAAAGGGCAATAAAGAAAAAGTCTCCTTGATCATTCAGGAAATGAAGGCGTATGCTGGTATTCGTATGCTTCCGGGGCGATTCGGTCAAGATAATCGCGATTGGTACATCGATAAGCAGTCAGGAACGATTTCTCAGTCTCTGTCTTCCATCAAGTTTATTTCAAAAACAGCAGCTGATGATTTGTATCGCATAGCGGATGTAAAGTTTGATTCTTTTACAGATATACTACGCTTCCTACAAATGAATACTTGCCTGAATACGAGGCAAATCAAGGCGCTGATTCACGTAGGTTATTTCTCTCAGTTTGGCAAAACAGCAAAGCTGTTTTCTGTCTTTGGTGAATTCTTTGAAGGTAAGCAGAAGCTCACAAAAACCATCAAATCGTTCGCCAAACGTCTTGAAGCCAATAGAGAATTTGAGTCGCAAACGCCGGACATAGCGCTGCCCATTGCCGATACTATTCGCAATGAAAGTGATTTGCTCGGTCTTTGTGTGTCCGTAGACGAATCTCAGCCTGATAACATGTATTTTATCGAAGAAATTGACGATAAATACAGCGTCAAGTTAAAACTGTATTCTATTGCTCGGGGTACGTCAGGCGAAATGAAGATGACCAAACGCAATTATGCGCAGCATGCGCCTTCTCCCGGACAAATCATTTATCTGGATGGCTGGAAACGGCGACAACGTTCTATTTTTAAGGATGGCAAACGTGTGCCCATCAGCGATGAATATGATTTGTGGCTGGAAAAATATCGTGTAGCGGCATAAAAGTCGCTTGAAAAAGTTGTACGCTTGTCGTACTATAAAATCAACAGATGAACAGACTGATTCAAGGAGCGTTTCTATGTCAATTTGGAAAAGCATTAAAGGTTTATTTGGACAAACCATTCATTATAAGGATGGCGTAAAGGTTGGTGAATCGTGGGATGGTTTCATTCCCGGCACCAAGAATCATTACGATGCAAATGGCAGCTATGTCGGTCATTCAGATCCCGGTTTTATCGCTGATCGGGTGCACTTTGATCAGTACGGCAGCAAAGTTGGCGAATCGTGGACAGATGACTTTGGCACTACGCGCCATTACGCCGATTTCGGCAGAGTTGGCACGTCCTTTGATGGTTTAACCGGTTCGACTTCGCTCTTTGATGATGACACAGATTCACTCTTTGATCAGCCTGATTCTATGTTTGATGATCAGGATTCTCCGCTAAACTCCTTGGATTCTTTCGGTGATTCTGATTGGTAAAATGATAAAGGAGGTGATACGGTTTGTATCAGCTTCCATTGAGATTCATTAGACTCTCGCCGGAGGTTGCTGTGTGCGCAACCCGCATCGTAGCGGTTATGGACACCGCTTCGTTTCAGGCAAGAGAAACGATTAAAACAGAACGTAAAAATGGTACGCTCATCAACGCTTGCGGTCGCAAGCCTGCGGAGACTGCCGTTTTTCTGGATAATGGCACGGTCATTGCTTCGCCTTTGACTGTAACGCGCATTATGAGTGCCATTGAACGCTCAAATGCAAAACAATCAAATCCAACCAAAGCAAACGAAACAAAGCGATTAAAGGTCTATGAAGCCATCGACGAAGATCCGAATCCGGATCTGGATGAAGAAGTCGATGAAGTTTCTGTAGATATGGATGATGAGTAACAGCTAACCATTATGGGTGGCTGTTTTTGTTTATCCGTTTGCTTCCGAAAGGAAGTGAACACATGGCAACAATTTATATCAATAATGTTTCTTCTTCATCAACCAGTTTATCTAATGGACAACAGTTAGACCAATCATCAACATATACAATAACAATAGAAAATAACTATTCTCAAACGCTCAATGCCAGCGTTTATTTTTATAATGGTACTGGCATGTTTGATTGGGACTCTTCATACGACGGAGAAACAATATCAACGTACTCCCTTTGGACGGCTAAAGGTTGGCTCGGTCCATACACGTATAAAACAGTTTCAGCGGGTACTGCAGAATTCGGAGACTCTGGACCAGATTCATACGGATATCTATCTGCTGTTAAGGCAATATTTACGAATGTTCCAAGCACCGTATCCGCAATAGGTGTTGATTTTTACGACGGGTCATCATGGTCAGATAGATATTATTGGTCATGCAAAAAACCAGTATCTCTAACGACGCCATCAGCGCCCACTGTATCTATATCAGGAAACACATTCCAAATTAATTGGAACTCATGTATTGGCTCCAATGGTTCAGGCTCAGTTTCATATCACCTTGTGTACGGTGATTCTGAGAACGGATATACGGCTTATACTTCTTCTTCTACTACATCAACCAGTATGTCGATAAGCAGATGGATAACTCCTACGTGGGATGATGTAACATATCAATTCTACGTAGTGGCTACATATAGCGGCGTATCAAGATCGTCTAACAGCACTGGTGTTACGCTGAATGCTCCACAACTAATTTGGGAAAGCAATGGACTAACAATTACATCAACAGGATCGCAAGTTCAAGCTTCATGGAATCCTGCTTCTATTGCCAATAATTACAACGGAGAGGTTATACAATATAGTCTTGTATGTCAAATCAGAGAACACGGCTATGATGGCACAGAATACGAAACGACCATAACTGAAACATCGCACACCTTTGCTCCGCCTGCTTACGATCAGGAATTGTTTATACAAATTACAGCATGGGCAAATAATGTTGGTGGAAACAGATATAGTGAAGGAGTTTACTTCACCGTACCTTCTGCACCATCTCATTACACAATCCGCTACTATCTAAACGGCGGCTGGCAGGATTGTATCATCCAATATCACGACGGCGTAAACTGGATAGAGTGTGTAGCAAAATACTACGACGGCAGTCAATGGCAAGACTGCTCTTTTTAATTTTGGAAAGGAGGAATGCGTATGAACAGTTTTATTGATGTTACTTATTCTCGCGGAACAAATAAAGTAACACTTACTCCGCAGTATCAATACAACAACGGTCAAAAACTAAGAATTAAAAACATCAATGACGATGTTTCTGTAACTGTTCATTATGCTGTTCGCGGAATGGTGAAACCCATTGCCAGAATAGCAGAAAAAACCAATGACGTATGGATTTCTGCGATTCCAAATGTTCTCATGGCGCAAAAATCGCCCGTACAGGCGTTTGTCTACTTGGTCACGAGTGATACTGCGCAAACCGTATTCGAGGTGGAAATCCCTATCCTTGAACGCCCGATGCCAGATGGATACGAGATCGATGACGAAGAAATAAACAACATCGAACTCATGATTGAAGACCTAAAAAAGACGATTGTCAAAGCAGAATCTGTTGCAAATATCACGGCGTCTGCCAAAACATTGCCTTCTGGCAGCAACGCAACAGCAGCGGTGACAGAAACAAACGGTCAGAAAGAATTGGAATTCGGCATCCCGATGGGGGCAGATGGAAAACCCGGCGGCTATTATTCGCCTGTTGTTTCAGATGATGGCATGCTGTCATGGACAGCCAGCAACGATACTTTACCGCCGATCAACGATCAGAAAAGTATCATTGGACCAGAAGGAAAACAGGGCAATTCAGGCGTTTTCTATGGGCCTGAAGAACCAACAGATCCTGAAGTAATGGTATGGATCGATGAAGATGGCGCAGCGGATGCGCCAGTATCTGGCGGCGGTTCAGGTGCAACGTTTATTCCATCTGTGTCAGAAGATGGAACAATCTCTTGGACAAATAACGGAGGCCTTGCCAACCCATCACCTGTAAACATCAAAGGACCACAAGGTGAACCCGGTAAAGACGCTCCTCAAAATGCATATACGCCAGATAATCAGCCTCCGTATCCGGTCACATCTGTTGCTGGTAAAACGGGGGATGTTAAACTTACACCAGAAGACGTTGGCGCACAGCCTACCGGAGATTATGCTCTTAAAA